TTCTACGTTCTTGCAATCCTCGGTCAGTAGCATTAAATACTCCAGTTGTACCATTGAACAACACACGTCTAAACTTCTTGCGTTCTATCTCGTCGGTTTTTTCAGACTTCTTTATGAAGTTGAAGTAATCCCACCCACCTTTGCTATTAACCCACGCTAGGCGAATGTTGTAATAGTTGCAATCGTATTGACCATATACACCCGCGTTGTAGAAAATAACTGCTTGGCTTTCTTGTGATGCACCATTAAACACTGAAACCGAATAGCATCGCCAGTTAGGGAATAACGAAGGCTTGACAGTTAAGGCAACAAAGTCATTAAGGTTAGCAGGGTATACTGGTAGCAACTCAAGGTCATATGCGTTTAATGATAGCGTTTCTGTTACAGGTGCACCCGCTGCAGGAAACATTATTATTCGATAGGAATCAACCGCGTTGTTAGTTAGATACAAGTCATTGCCCGGAATAGACAAGTAACCGTAGTCACTTTCAAACACAGGAACCCAAATCCTATTTGATGAACCTGTAAAACCCCATGAAGCTGCATATTTGTTGTAATGCATGCCCGGAAACCTATCTGTTAGGGGAAGGCTTGAAATAGAAGATATAAGTGAGCGTTGCACCTTTGGCGAACCTGTGAGCACGTTTGGTTTGTATCCATCTATTACTTGGAAATAGCCATTAATTGCTATCATTTCCTCGCCTGCTACTACACTTCCAAGGTTTACCGTAAGCACACCGTCTACTATCCAGTTCTCACTTATCGTAAAGCTCATGCTCAAGGGGCTATTGTCATCAACCGTATCATCTGTTGCATAGTGTGAGTTCGAGTTAAGGACATTGCGCATATCATCAACAAGTGGTGACAAGTCAAAGTATAACCTATCATCAGGCGCGGCTGATACATAGAAGCTATATAGTTTGCCCGCTACCGTAACATCAATACCGTATCTAAAACCACTGTTAGAGGTTTCATCACTTATTGCAATGATCATTAGCTTTTGACCACGAACGGCCCACTTATAAGGCTGGTCTTCTATTGTTATTGCCATTATCTTTTATTTAGTAGTAATCTGTTCTCTATGCTTTTTATGTAGCTATCCATTAGCTTGTCTTTGTACTCGTCCCATGTATCGTCTATTGCCTCGGCATAATACTTTATACCCTCTATACCATTAATGCCTATGCTCTTGGCAATGGCAAAGGCTGCGCTCTTTATGTTGCTCTCGGTTGACTTAATAAATTCACCTTGTCTGTTACGCAGCTTCAAACGTTTAATGCGTATCCAGTCCTCGATTGGTTTAACCGGTGGCATCCTTGCACCAGGCTTTCTACCAAATTCAATTACATCTGCGTATTGACCCGCTTCATCATTGTCAACTGTGAAGTCAATGGTGGGTTTGTTATAGCGTAAACGCAACTTATAAGTTAAAGAGTTAAGCAAACGCCCCGATGCAACACGATTAACTGTCTTGCCACGCACCCTGCGTTTGATGCGCAGGTTAGATTGTGCACGCTCTACCACAGTGGCTGCGTATTCGTTTAGTATTTTGTCAAACTCACTTGCCATTATATCACTTCCTCGTATTCTATGATAGAACCTGTTTTAATTGTAAGCAATCCACTTACAGATGAAATTACACTGATGCCTAAGTTACCATTGGCTGTGGCTTGAAAGATTCCATCAGCTGAAGCAATACGCAAACTTGTGGACATTGATACTGCAGCACCTGTGTTGTGGGCTACACCGTTGTTTATTGTATTAGTTGTACCGCCCGTTCCGATCGTGAAGCGATAGGTAGTGGTTCCTGTTGGTCCTGTTGTGCTCAACATTCCGTTAGTTGTTCCTGTTGCTACCACAAGTATAGTAGCACGCCACTTATATGTTTTGCCAGATACTACAGGAAAGTTAAAACCTGTTATATTTTGATAAGCTGTGCCACTTGTTACATAGTCAGTAGTCAAAGCAGTGTATCCACCCACACCAATATCGGACTTTAGTTCTGCAAGTGTGAGAGCTGATACTGTGTTGTCATTATTGATGCGCAAATAACGTGTTGCGCTTGGGTTTGGCAGTGTTGCTAAGTTAGTACCTACTGTGGTAAATCCAACAGCATTCTGTTTGCCGTTAAATGTTGACCAATCTGCGCTGCTCAATGCACCACGATTTGCTGCGCTTGCTGTTGGCAGGTCAAATGTATGCGTACTGCCTGCGCTACTTATTGCGAAGTCAGTGCCAGCTGTACCTACTGCGAAGTTTTGAGTGCTTTCAGTTAAGCCGTTCAAAGAACTGATGCCTATTGCATACGTAGTATGCACTTCACCGATGCGACCATCTTCAGTGTAGAGCGTTACAGTCTTGCCGTTTGTGTTTTGAATATCAAATTCAATATGGATGCGATCGCTTGCAGCCGTTACTGTGGTAGGTACTGAAATCGTGAAGCTATACAAATCAGGCACGTTGCCGTTTGTGATTTCCTCCATTGTGGAAGTAGCAACTAATGTGAACGTGCTGCCGTTGTACGTGTACAGCTTTGCAAGTATTTGGGCATGGTTAGCACCGCCTCCTGTTTCACTTAAGTACACATCAATAGTCCATACACCTGCAGGTATTAGCACGTGGTTAGGTGAACCTACGTCTGTGATGAATCGTGCAAGTGCACCCGTAACAGATGCAGTGAAGTTAGCCGCTGGCCCTGTGTTAGCAGCTGTGCCTAATTCGTAATATGGATTGCCACCAATTGTACCCTGTGAGATGTTACCGTTAAAGTAGAACACCTGTCCACCACCACCACCTGTTGATGGCAATGTACGTAGTGCACCTGTGCCGTCTATGTATTGATCACTTGTACCATTTGCGCTAACTGCAAGTGTGCCCGATGTGGTAACGGGTGAACCTGTTACGCTGAATGCTGCGTTAGTAGGCGCAGGCATGGTAAGGCCAACCGATGTGACCGTGCCACCACCCCCACCGCTTGGTGTTGCAGCTTCCCAATCTCCAGATGTAATATTGTAGGTTAGCACCTGCCCATTACTAGGAGTAGGTGCGTTTACATCTGCAAGGTCATCGAGATTAACTGGTATAGTTGGCTTGTTTAAGATTTGTGCTACACCACTTACTGCGTTCCAATCGCTGTTAACCTGCGCAGCTGGTATAGTTGGTTTATTCAATATCTCCGATACACCACTTACACTATTCCAATCCGAATTAACCTGTGCAGCGGGAATGGTTGGCTTATTCAATATTTGAAAATCACCACTCGTTGCGTTCCAATCTACAGGCGTTTGACGCAACCTGTTACCGGGTGCGACAAGTGTCCAATACGTTGCGTTCGTTGGTATGATTGCATCATTGTTGGCTATGCACTGGTAAACGTCACCATTATACCATACCCTATCACCTACCAAATACGGGTTGCCCGTGGCCGTTACGTGGTTTGCATTGTACTCCGTACTTACATACTCATTGCCACCGCCTCCACCACCTGTTGAATCAATCGTAACTGTCCCGTTGCCTTGGTCGGTTATGGTGATGTTCGTGCCCGCCTGTAGATTAAGCAAGGTCTGAACTATGTTATCTACACCATTTGTTTGAAGTGTGATGCCGTAACCCGTGCCACTACCACCGCTACCACTTGCACCACCTACTGACCATATCGCAGGAATGTCACAAGCACTCCAATCCCAAGGCACTTCGAGTTTAATAGTGAAGGCAACACCCGTAACCGTGTTCTTTTGCTCTTCCATGAATGGTTCGAATACAACCTCATTCACGAGCTGCACATCAAACCCGAATAACTCCAGTCCGTTCTTTACTTCGGCAATAAGGTCTTGGCCTAATCGCACACAATCGCTAATAACCTCACGCTGATACTCGGCCTTGTATTCTTTGTCACGGGGTATATCCGCAAACATGATGTGAAAACCAAACTGCATGCCCCCGCTGATAGGCTCAATAGTATCGGGCGTAACGTGCATGAAAGGATATTGATCGTCCTGTAGTTGGTCGGCCATATCAATTTGCCCGTGCGTAAATCGCTTAATCAAAAAGTGCCCGGCTGCAAATGCTTCCAGGCGATTGATTAGGACGTTGTAACTATAGTTGTAACTATTCATTAGTGATGTCTTTTTCTCATTTCTACTTTTTGCGTGTATACATAGTCGGCTAAGTATGTAAGGTGTGTGAATACCTCATATACACCACGCTCTGTTACCGCGTCAAACTTTGTTATATCTCGCTCCGCTAGTGATTCAATGATATGAAACCACCCGTATGCGGCTAAGCCGTCTGGGGTTGTTCCTGCGTCATCTCCCTCACTATCTCCGTTATCTCCTTGGCCAAATATTCTAGGGAACTGTTGTATAGTTCTATTTCTAAACTCGAAAAAAAAAGCAGCACATTTAGTACATGGTCAAGTGTTAGCTGCAATACTTCATCTTCGTACTTACGTTTGGCGTTGGGGTTGTATGCTTCTACATCGTAGTACTTTCCAAACTTAGCCTTAATAGGGCGGTATAGTATGCACATCATCTTGTGTGCTGCTACTCCGTTTATCTTGCCGTCTTTGTAGATACCAGTGCAATGCGTATCAAGGTCAATGTATTCACCAAAGGTTAGTTCATTCAGGTTAGGAATAAACCCTAACTCGATTGCACCCACTCGCACCTTGCGTTCAAAGTCGTTGCTACCTAATTTGATTGCAGCTTCAAAGCGCATAATGATTTCATCAATGACGTGTGATTGCATCAGGCGTATGTTATCCATACTCTTTCCGGTTATCACTCGCACGCGCTCCATCTTATCAACTGCGTTTTGGTAGTCGATATACTTGGCAAGTGTTACTGCCTTTGCGTTAGCTGCTATGCTGAACTTAACTTTCATGCTCCGTTGTATTGTAGTTTTTGTTTCTTTTTTGTGTCAATTTTATCACAAATCGGAATGCACCTGTATGATTACGGGTGCTTTCTCATCACCGCTGTGTGTGATACGTGCCTGTTTGGGTTTGAAGTATTCGAGTAGCGCTGTGTAGTGTTTGATGTATTCCTCATCCTCCATATCATTCATGATGCGCATACACTTAGCCGCGCCTTCTTGCACGAACCATTCGCCTAACTCATTCCACATCTTAGTCTTTTCACTAACCGCTCCCTTTGGTTTCAAGCCACCGTGACCCGGTAACAAGTGGCCCTTTTCGTTTCGTGATTTTTCCATATGATTCGATAAGATATTGTTATTTGCCTTCGTTCACTTTTCCTAGCTGTCTTCTAAACTCGTTGATTAGATCGCGGATGCACGTGCCACATGCGCTCGGTTTCTCATGCTTCTTGGTTATCTTGCTAAACCAATAGTAAAGCATCTGCAAATCGTCCTGTTCTATCTTGTTGCTTTTGGTTATACGTGCTATAAAGACATCCAGTGCGGCTATCTCTTCAGGTTTCATATCAATGGCAAACCATTTATGCGCTGGGCATGACGTAAATCTAAACTTTGTCTTTACATCCATGAAGCAACCGCACAGCTTTATGTTTTCTTTGTAGTACGTTACCTCGTTTTCTTCGGGCATGACTGTACCACCAATTAAAGGTGTGCCGCAAGTACCGAAAGCACCTTGGTAGAACTTACATTTTTTGCATATCGATAGCCTCTCTCTCTGAATGTGCAATGGCGCGTTGAAGTTTAACATACTCTCTTATCTTTTTTAATGCCCTATGTATTGATGTGCGTAGATAAGGGTAGGGTATGCCCGTTGTTACGCTTAGTTCTTTGTAATCAAAGTCAGGTTTTGAGTATAGACGTAGCAAGATTGCATCAAACTCATTCATGCGCCCGATTGCGCTGTATAAATATTCCCCATCTATAAACGCACCTATCCATGTTTCATCTTGCTTAGTGTCGGCAACCTCTCTATCTACGTGCATCTCGTAGTATTTGCGATACTTCATGGCGTAATCACTGCGAGCACTGTGCCATGATAGCCAAATAGCCCTGTTGATGTATGCTTCTACCTTGCCCCTGCATACGATGTCTTTTATGTCCTGCTCTGGTCTATCCATTAACCGGGCAAGCACCTCATGCAGTAGATCACTTCCCTTTGTTTTGTCGTGTGC